GTCGCCGTTCAGCATACGTGAGTCTTCATCTTTCAGCATCTCAATAAATACTGGATCAAGAACAACCCAACGTCCACGTGATTCTACATTTGCTTGGTCCATCTTACGAGCCATACGTGCAAGTACGGTCAATGGAGAAACAGTTGTAGCTGACAGGGCAGTTGCACCTGGCAAACGTGGTGCCAATGGAACGGAGTCGCCTGCAGTAGCTGTACCAGAGATGGTCAAGTTACCGAAGTCAGTTGCGTCCAAGTGGTTTGCAGTGATGTATTCACCAGTAGCTGTCAAAGCAGTTTGCTTGTCGCCAGCAGAAGTAGTGATGAAAGCACCTGCAGCTGTGTGACCTGAGAGGTACGACAGTACGTCTGTGTCCATAGCATCAGCCATCTTATAGGCAGCACGATCAGCAGCCAAAGATGTGAAGTCTACGTTTGCAAACTGCTCTTCAATGTCATCCATTTTGAAAGCAAAGTAGTTAGCTTGGTCAATGGTGAGCGAGAAGTCAGAGTCATCAAGCTTCTCTACTGAGATACCTGTGTGACGCTGCAGAGCGTTGACTGTTACGTCTGGCTCTTTTTGAATGCGAACAGTGTCGCCTTGGTTTGCAATCTCACCAAAGTAAGAGTTGTTGGTGATTGCGTTAGTAACAGCAGAGCGGCGCAGTGCGATCTGTGCTTGTTTGGAGTAAATAATCGGGGAGAAGTTCCCGTCAAATCCACCACCAGCGGTTCCAATAGCCATAATAATTCTCCTTTATAGATATGGCGTGAGATTTAGACACTACATATCCACATTAAAAGAGGCTCTTTGTTCTAGGGTAGTCAGCGTTGCTATCAGGAGGGCCATCCTTCAAGCGCTGGGCCTATACTCAGAGGTAGTTCTTCGTGTGGCTAGTGCTTAGTTAAAAGCATGTACTATCAGTTGTTGCCTGATAATGTACATGCCTATAGTTTTACTTACAATTAAAGTAATGTCAATCTATTTCTTTGACATATCGTAAATAAACTTACCTTGACGTTGAGCTTCAAAGATCTCTTCTGAGCGCTTTTCGTACTCTTTAATAGACATCTTGGCTACCTTGGATTCACTCAAGTAGTTTGCAGAGCTATCTTCGCTAGGCGTAGTGTTTCGTTTAGTCCTCACTGAAGAGGCAGCTGACTTGTCAGAGCTGGCACCTTTAGAAGACTTTATACCATTGTCACTCTTGTATAAATCAATAACACGTGCTACTGACTTGGCATCTTCTGCGTTCTCGTACAGCGCATCTTGTACCCACTTAGGCTGTTCTTCTGCCCAATCGTGGAAGGCGTCATCACTACGGATACTCTCAAAGTCGGGGTGTAGGCTTAGTAACTCAGCCTCTGCACGATCACGATGAGCTTGGATACGCATACCCTCAATCTCTTTTAACCTACTGTCTAGGTCATTTGAGCGCTCACGTGATTTCTTGTCTGCGATAGCCTCTACAATACCAGCTACATCAGGGTACTTCTTAGCCCACGCCTCAATGTCTTTATCTGACTTAGGTAGTACTAACTCGTTCTTAGCTGCAGCGTTTAGTTGCTGCTCTAGCTTCTCAAACTTAATCTTCCACTCTTGCTCTTTGTCTTGCATGTGGCGTCTAATGTCGGAGTAGCGTTGCTTGAACGTCTTTTCTTCAGAGCTTAGCTCAGTAGTAGCTTCTTGTGCTTTGGCTTCTGGCTCTTCTTTTTGTTTGGTAGTACTCTCTGCCTGAACTGGGGGTTCGCTAGGCTGTGTGCTATCGGGTTCCGCTTGTGGGGTTTCTTCTTGTTCTTGTTCATCTTGTGTAACCCCTGCTTGCTTGAGCAGTTCTTTTAGTTCTGCCTCATCACGTTCTACACGGGATAAGTTACGCTTGTGTGATACGGAGTCCGTTTGGATAGTTTGTGCTTCTGCTGACATAGTTTAGTCTTTCTTATGTTGGGGCCAGCCGTAGCTGGGTAGCCTTATAGTTATGTTGGTAGTCTAGTAGTTACTTCTTTTTCTTCTTCTTGGATCGTTTAGATACGAAGCCGCCTGCGTTTAGTCCAGAGATACCAAAGGCTGTATCAAGATCAGCGCCACCTGCTGTTGTATTATTAACTGCCGTAGTTTCATTGTAGTCTGTTATACCTTCTGTTGCCTTCTTCATCGTTGCAGTTTTCTCTTCTGTTGTCATACCTTGCATGTTACTAGTTGCTTCTTGACTAGCAACAATAGCAGCAGTATCATCGCTCCTATCTTCTTGCATACTCTGTATTTTCTCATCCGAAGTTATAGCATAAGAACCTGTAGGTTTAACTGTTGTATCATCACCGCCGCCTACTTTATCAACAACTTTTTTGGTCTCTTCATCGCTTAGACCAAATAGCTCTTTTATTTTATTGCCTATGTCACCTAGAGATATATCGAATATACTACCGCCCTCAGGTGGCTCATACCCTGCTGCAAGAATTTTCTTTTTAGTACTATTAGTAGCCCACGCTCCAAACGCACCAAAGATAGGGTTAATAGCTGCCATACCTGCCATCATAGCCATTGCAGTCTGGTTCTGTGAGTAAGCCTTAGCTAACTCTTCCGTTGACATGCCTGTATAGTCAATCGCCTTAACCTCAGGAGGTGGTGGATCGTCATTACCTGTACTTACTGCAGTCTCTGTAGTTGTAGCTACAGGCTCAGTAGTGTAGCCCTCAGCTATAAGCTGGTCATACTTAGCTTGTTCTGCGGGTAGAGATACAGACACTGCAATACCCTCAGGAGAATAAAGCATGACTATACTAGTCTGAGTAGTCTGTGAAGCACTATAATCATCAATGATCTGTTGACTTAGGTAGCCTGGAGCAAAGGCTGAACCCATACCTTGTGTGAACTGAGCTTGGTAAGGGTCAATGGCTGGCGTAGATGCGTTACCTGCGCTTACGTCTGTACCGGGCGCAGCATACAAGACTTGACCACCTTTGTTGTACTCACCAGTATTACCTACCGCTTCAGGAGGTGGAACCATACCGCCTACAGCCATGCCCATCTCTTGTAGCATTGCAAGCTCTTCTGGAGTAAGAGCACCGCCTGCTTGGTTGTCCATAGTTTGACTTACTGGCTCTCCACCAATACGTCCATCGGCTTCCATCTGACCCATGCCACGCTTAGCTTCAGAACGTAGATCCTCAAAGAACTTAACACCATAGTAGCGTGTGACATCTGCAGGTACAACGTACTCGCCTTCACTCAACTGAGCAGGGACATCATCACGTACCTCTTCTGCCATTGAGCCTGGAGGTACTTCATTGCCACTTACAGGGTCTACAGTAGTACCATCATCTGCGATACCACCCTCTTGAAGTAGCATCTCCATTTGCATGTCACTTTTACTCATAACCGCTCCACCCTCGTTAAACTTTTGATTAGGCTCCGTACCTATACCTAAAACACCGATTTCATTAAGTAAATCTCTAGCGGCTCTATCTAAGCCTACTTTACCCGCTGCTATTTGTTCTTTTGATATAGATGTATTGTCTACTAAAGAGCGAAACTGACTATGATCTTCTGAGCTTAAAGCTATACCTAAAAGTTCATCTGCTAAATCAGGCATAGCTTGTGTATCACTATTAGGATCGACAAATTGCAGTGTGTCTGATACATAACCTATTGTGTTTTTAGATCCATTATCTCCTGGTTTTATATAGGTAGCATCTGGATTATCGTATAGTTCTACAACAAACTCATTACTTTTAGAGCCACTAATATCCGCTTTATCTAAAAGTTGGTGAGCCATATCCCCATAGTCTGATATAAAAGAATCTTTTTCTTTATACCTCTCTTCTAATATCTTTAATCCACGGTGACGTAACTCGTGAAGTATGGTATCTTTAGAGGAGCCATAATCTCTACCATATCCAACCTTATCTATTCGAGAGTTGTAGTTAGGACCAATGGGATCTTCTGACACGTCATAGTATAAAGGGGATTGTTTGTCTGTTAGCTTCCGTATAGTAGGAGATCTTCGGGTAGTCCTACTTGCTTTGTAACCAAGCATTGCAATAGGATCTCTTTTAAGTAGAGGCATCATGTCAGATTCAAACTCAAGAGATGTTAAACCTTCGCCTAACTCCCTTTCATCGGACTGGGCCATTAAACGTACTGACTCATTAAGTGCTTCTTGAGTTTGGTCAGACATTGATTTCGTCCCTCATATATTTTAATCTACGTAGTGAGGCGATCTCGCCTTGAACCCTGTACATGTTATCAGGTTGATTCTCTTGTTCTAGTCTCTTGTGTGCAGCGTGTATCTTATCTTCTAAGTACTCTACGTAAGCGTCCCATAGTTGCTTATCATTGACTAGCTTCTTTAGTGCGCCATTCATTTAGTTCGCCTCTGTACTAACCCACCTGTGTTGAAACGTAGTTCAGTTTCACTAGGATCTAACTTCAAATCTTTTATGTTTATAGATTTACCTTTTAATACAACTAAATCTTTTTCATCCATATTAGATACTTTTTTAGCTAAACTACCATTAGGAAAGCGCTCCGCTAACTGCCGTTCTTTAGGGTTAATGTAAGGCTTATACTTCAGTTCTTTAGTACCTACTTTAATTTGCGTTCCTAACTCTGCTTTTAACTGATTAACAGCTTTGTCGTAAGCTACAACGTATGTATTATAAAAACCAGACCCCTTAGATATAGCTTTTTTATATTCGTCACTATTTATATCAAAGCGTTTAGCCGCTAGCTTTTCAATAGGAGGAAGTACTATTTCATCAACACCTTTAGACTTTGCATCAGCAATGATAGACTGTAGTAGAACACGTATAGAATCAGTTAGACTAGTTAGAGGTGTGTCCTTCTTATCTACTACTCTCATAGCTTTATATATTACATCATTAGCGTCATCCATAATAAGTCCTAATATGTTGTTCTTACCTGAAAAGTCATATACATTAAGCTTTGTCATAGTAAGAAAATCAAAGTAGTCCTTTATTGCTATAAGATTTGCTTTTTTAGTCTCTGCAATTTCATCTGGTAATCCTGCATCTTTAAATATATTTTGTACTGCTTCATCTTGCTCTTTGGTACTTAGTTTTTTATTCATGCGTATTGGTAAGTACTTATTAAATATAAAGTCTTCAAAGTCTTCAAACACAGTACCAGGTAATTCAAACTCTGGTTTAAAAGATATATCATCTATTGCAGATTTAAACTGTATTCTATATTCGTCTGTTGCTTCTTTTATGACTTTAGAAGCGTCACTTGAAATGTTTTGTATTGCATCTGACTGTAGTTCTTCAATAAGAATGTAGTCAGGGTTCTGATCGAATCTTATGCTTGCTAGATCTCCATCTTCACCTATAGTTTGTCTTAAGCTATACCTTGTGTGTGCAAGGTTAGAAGAGCCGTAGTGAGTAGTAAGACCTAAGTTTTGATTAGCTACATCTACACCAACCTCTTCATAACCTATCTCTATATCTTTAAGGTCTGACTGACGTTGAGTTTGTCTATATTTTTGAGGTTTGCGAAGAGCTACAACTTCCATAGGGTCAATCATAGCATCTTGAATTGCTTGATCTGTAGTGTAACGGGACTCTGGGTCTAGTTTGAAATCACGAAACTCTAGTTCACCCTTGGTTACTTTAGGTGCTCTCTTGCGTACAAAGGCTTCAATGTTTTCACCTTTAGTACCCTTAGTCTCACTTATACTAGCGTTACCAATAGCATTATCTGCAGGGCTGTAAAACCTAGCTAAGACAGGACTGTCGGGATCAGCAACATCAAACATGTTAACCTCTTTAGGTAAATCCTTGAACATAGGATTGAACTTAGGGTTATCCGTAATGCCCAGCGCAGAGCTAAGCTCTTTAGCTAACAGTCTAGTGATACCACTCATTAGGCTACATTCCCACTAAATCCTTGCTCACCGGGTTGTGGCGCTGTGCCTGTACCCATCTGCGCTCCACCTGAACCTGTAGTGTCTTGTACGTTAGCTCCCGCTGGTGCTTGACCTTCTGGACCCGGCGCTGGGCCTGGTTGTGGGGGCTGTGGGTTCTGCTCTTGGAACTTCTTGAATAGCTCAGCTTGGATAGCTGCATCTTGCATAGAGTTAGTCACTTTGTCTGGGTCAAGATCCATAGACTTAGCGATCTCACGGATGACGTAATCCATCTTAGCAAAGGGTGCAAGGTTAGGATTAGACGCTACCTGCAAGAACTGCATCAGACGTTGAGAGCGTACCTCGTTAGACATCAAGCTTTCAGTACCTGATGCTTTAACTTCCAAGTCACCCTTGATACTTTCGTCATAGTCAAACTGCATGTTGAACGAGAAGAAAGCTTTGCCTAGTGGGCCTAGTAGGTAGTCATCTACATTCTTAACTACACTACGGATACTACCGTTAGCTGCAGACATAAGCATAGAGATACCAGAAGCTGTACGACCTACGCCACTAACACCCGTCTGACCATGTGCGAAGCTAGGGAAACCAGTACTCTCATCTGCAAGAACACGAGCCTTGTCAAAGAGTTGCATGTTCTCCTGTGCCACGTTAGGGAACTTAGTCCCGAAGATGGCCTGACCTGGAGCACCGCCTTGACGCCTAAAGATCTTGCCGGGGTACACACTCATGTCTTGTCCTGGTACAAGGTTAGTCTCATCGACTTCCATAATAAGGTTACCAGAAAGTGCAGCATTGTCAATAGCCATACGCATAAAGCCATTCATTAATGTCTGTGTATCGTCCATATTCTCAGCGATACCTACACCAAAGAAGCTGTAAGGGTTGTGCTCGTAAGGAGTGGAGTAGTAAGGAATACGTGCAGGCTTGAAGGGGTTAAGCACCATGCGCAGTATTTCACCGTTACATACCCAGATGTTACAGCTTACTTCGTTTAGATCACGTAGCTCTTTAGGGAGCTTTACGCCGTTCTCTTCAAGAATGTCAACGTCAACGTAGCCCCAGAACTCCATAACCTCCCAGCGCTCAGACTGAGCAGAGATGTCATCGTCTTCCATCTTCATTTCCCAGTGCTTACGCACGTAGTCTGGGCTTTGAGCAATGGCGTTTTCGATAGACTCATCACGGAAGTAAGGACGCCCCTTGAGAGAACGCAGTTGGTTACGTGACATCTTATGACGTTCTACTACATACTCAGCGTCATCCATTGATGTAGACTCTGGGTCTGGGTAGAAGTTCCATACGGATACGTGGTTACACTCAGGTACAGTCTTAACTATAGGAGAGTACTCACCCTCTTCACTCCAGCTAGGGTACTCTTTATCTACAGCAAATGGGCCTTTCATTACGCCTGTACCAAGTAGAGCCATCTCAAAAGCCATAGAGCGTAGGTGCTTAGATGCACCACTCTCATTAAGCTGATCGTGGATCTTCTTTTCCATCTTCTTAGCTGCTACCATCGCAGGGTGGAAGGACACAGTAGTTGGAGTAGTACCATCACCTTCGATGATCTTATCGCTGACAGGGGACAACTTAGTCTTGAGACCCGCTAAGCGCTCCTGTAGATCAATGATCGTTTCCCCGGGTAGTAGCTTACCGTCATCTCCTAACAGCGCTGTAGGGGCCGCTACGTTCTCTGTGACAGCCCTTCCGTCTTGACCAGCCTTATCTGCGTTAGGATCTACGTTAATGTGTACCGCATCTGCTACACCGTCTGGTAGTACGGTAGGGTCTACTGCAAGAGGGAACTTGTTATTACCAAACAGTACGTCTACGATCTGACCGTAGGCTGCAAGTGTTTTAGTCTTAGTTACCTTAACGAATACACGTGACTTCTCTGTATCAGTGAACTGTACGTCTGAACTGTACAAGCCACGGTAGTTACGATAAGCACGTAGCCAACGCTCTTCATCTACAAGTCTAGCATCCTCTGCACGTCCAAAGCGGTCCTTAACGAAGCTAACAACGCTGTTAACTGAGTCAAAGAGTTTATCGCTACCGTCTTCTGCAGCTACTACTTCATCTGTATCGAAGTTTACGTCTTCTATGTCTGCCATATTTTAATACCCGAATGTTGAGTCTGAAGCTTGAAATCCAGAGCGTTGATCTTTAGCTGGATTGTAATCCCATAGAGAACTACGTGGTCTTGTCATTATACCATAACGTAACGCATCATACAAGTGGTCTTCTGCATTTGTATCTACATCTTCTGGATTTCTTTTGTCCAAAGGTATAGACGGTAGCTGTGCTATTACGTTTGTACAGGTGGAGAAGAACACTAGTCTAGGATCTTCTGTGTATTCATCTACCTGCAGTCGGCGGTGTAATTCGTTCTTTCCTGATATGCGTGAGCCTTTTGATCTATCAGAGGGACGCCAGCGACATCCCTTCATGTTCATTTGCTCAGCTAGTGATGGACCAGTATCACCACGGTTGTGCCACAGAGAGGAGTCAAGTACTCCATAACGTATAGTTCCATCTTTAGCTTCAGCTTCTAGGATCATATCAGCTAGGTCTGTAGCCGTGACCTTAGAGCAGTACAGCTCTCTGTAAACTATGAGTTGCTCTGACGGGGTTACTGCTAACCATACAACCCCAGTGAATGAACCGTAACCGTAGTCACACGCTCTGAACTTAGTCCACGAGTCGGGTATCTCAAAAGGTTCAACAACGTGTATATTCCTGTTAAACTCAGGAAACGCTGCACCTTCGTTAACATCCCAGTTACCCTCAAGTAGTTGTTTCTTTTGGTGCTCAGGTAACGACAGAAGCATTGCTTCGTAGTCGCCACTCTCAGCTAGGTGAGGGTTATCAAATAGACTAGCAGGTATAAACCTACGCTTAAATAGTGGCTCACCAGATCTACTGTGACCTTGAGGGTAAGTTAGAGTTTCACCTGTCTCAATGTCTGTAGCCCAGAAAGGGGTGTTAGACGGGGCAGGGTCAATAAACATCTTCTTAACCCAAGAATGACCGGGGCCACCAGGGTTGGTTGTAGCCCTCATGTAGAGGCCTAACTCTTTGGAACTACTACGTAATCTTGAGCGCATGTAGTTCCACCCATAGGGTGATTGCCATTGAGTAAGCTCATCGAATGCTACGTAGTTAAACGCCTGCCCTTGGTAGCGCATAACGTCTGTGTCTTTGTCGAGGTAGGACATCCAAAGACGCCCTCCTCGGGGTGTGGTCCACTGAGATTTACGTTCTGACCACTTTATACCGGGTATAGCTTTAGGGTACAGGTCTTGACTTTTCTGTATTAGTTCCCTAAGTTCTTCTGTTGTGTGACGTACAAGTAGGCCACTAAAGTCTGGGTTGTTCAAGTCACGTAGTGGATCTGCTAGTGTGGCGTAGCTCTTACCTCCACCAGCTGCCCCACCATATAGTACTTCTCTCTCACTAGACGCTAGATATTGTGTCTGTGGTCCTGGATTAGGCTGAAATACTACCTCTTGTGCAGCTATAGGGTCAAACTCTGCAGGCTTAACCTGTGCTGGAACTGTTGTCTGGCTCGTCTTCTTCTTCGTAGGTGTAGTAGCCGAGCCTTTCTTTTTCGAGGATTTCGTACTGCCTGAGCGCTTTTTCGAGCCGCTGGGCAAGCTTGCGTTTAATTGAAGCAAGTGACTTACGTTTTCGTTCGACATCTATACGCTTTTTCAACCCCATATGTGAGATATACCTGCCTGACTGTGTTGATAGCCAAGCACTGACTTCCCTGTAACTATACTGCTTTAGGTGCTTCTTTGCAAGTACTAAAAGCTCTAATTCTTTAGTTATAGGTTTTAGCCAGTCCTCATCATCTGGGTCTATCTCGTAACCAAACGGAACTTGAGGCGATAATCGTGGGATTCTCTCCCATCTTTTTACTTTAAAGTCAGGCTTAGGCAACATCCAGTAGCCTATGCTCTCACGTTCTTTCGTCTTAGTCAGTCGTTGCATCTTGCTCTTTAGGCGGGAGAATGAACAAGCCACCTGAGGCTTGCACTTCTACTCGCTCTGTCTTTACAATACCTGCACGATCTAGTACTTCTTTGGCTGCAGACATCTTCTCTTTTACGCCAAGCTCTGTAGGATCTATAAGAGCCTGACCAAAAGCTACAGCTGCCTTAGGACCAATACGTGCCATGTACGTCTTAGTACCATCAAAGATCTCATCCTTAAGAGAATCAATGATAAGTCTTGTAGGCGTGTTATCACTGTAGCCAGCAAGTTTCTTAGCTTTCACTACGTCACCGCCAGCCTCATCGAAGAGTACCTCTAAGAACTTAACTTGATTCTCTGTAAGTTGTCGTGCCATTACACTACTTTCTTATGTTTGACTATCTGTACCGTAGAACCGTTGTTTGATTTCACCACGGGTAATACCGATGTCTTTTAGTTGTTGGTCACTCATGTTGTTAAGTAACCAGTAGTCAGCTCTCATTTGCTGTGCTTTTACAAGTGAAGTACCAATAGAAACAAAGAATTTAGTTACTGCTTTAAAGGTACGTTTGATAGAGGTAGTTACTGCGATTTTAAGTTGGCTTGGGTAGTCGTATGTTAAGTACATTAGTGTAGTCTCCTGTGTTATGCCTTTATTGGCAACTACAGTTATACTACATTATGGTGCTATTTAGAACTGCTATGTTGGAATACCCGCTAACCAATAGGAACAAAGGTCTCTGTTACAGTAAGAATGGTGTCAATATGCCCAGCGCTTACTGGGGTTACTTGTATCTTGTCACCAGGTTGGAGTACTAAGTCTATGTTAATAAATGTAGTGTTATCGCCTGATCCTAGACTCTTACCTGATAAGAAGTGCGACGTGTAGTTATCTGCAGCTACGTACCACACAACGTCTACAGAGTTAGTACTACCTCCACCGTTTACTACATGTACAAAGGTAAGCTCCGCTACACAGTTAGCTGGACACGTATATACATCCTCTGTAGTAGTGCCACTATTGTGACCATACACAGAACGCATACGTGAGGCTTTACCTTGGTTGAATAAACTCATTTCTTTTTAGTAACCTTCTTAACTGTCTTAACTACCCAAGCTTCATTTACATCAGGAGTATCGGGGTTGTCAGCAATGAAATGTCCATTTTCATCACGTGCTCGTACCACTTCCAGATCCTCATCTTTAACCTCTACCTTTTTAGCTTTTTTCTTAGCTGGTTTAGTTTTAGGCGCAGGAGAAGCTTCAGCTATACGACAGATCTCATTTACGTTAGCGTCTTTACTTTGTACGTTACCGTAGTTGTCTTCACCTGCAGACTGGTTACCCATAGAGTCCCACACGTAGCCGTGCTCATCTACACGATAACCTGCAGCCTCAAGAGCTTCTTTATACTTATGATAATACTTCATGTGTTAGTATTCTTAATGGGACGTGCTGCTTGGTTTGATGCACCACAGGCTAAACCGCCAGAAGCATAACCCATCTTTTTCTTAGTCATACCACCCTTGTTGTACTTAGCGAAGGACTTACCCTTCATAGCATCTTTACCATACTTGATAACATTTTCATCGTCCTCTAGACCCTTGTCAACACGCTTAACTCGATCCTTATTATACTTAGAATCTAGTGCTTCTAGCTCTTTTAGCATCTGCTTATTACCAGAAGTACCTCTATCTTTGTATTTTGCAATGACAGATCTTACTTCTGCTTTATATTTCTTCTCATCAGAGTTTTTGGATTCGACATAGTTAGAAGCCGTTGCGGCTTTTGCTCTGCGTGATGTTGTCATAGTCTTATTCCTCTTCCATCATAATTGAATCTTTACAGTCCCAACCTTGGCAGGACTTCTCTTGGCTACATACAAACTCAAACTTAGTACATGCACCTAAGCCTGACTCAATGTTTAACGACTTCAAAGTACGAGCACGGTTGTCAAAGTAATCACAGTTACCACAAGTCTTAAGTGCAGCAATATCTGTGTCTTTATTCCACGCCTTGCCTAGTTCCTCTGCAGAAGCACCATACATCCAGTAGGTCTCTGCACGGTCACGGTTCTTAGGGTCTACCTCTGGTGGCTCCCCTAGCATTAAACTCATACCCATCATCATAGTATCACTTCCTGTACTTGGCTGTCTTCTTAGCTATCTTCTTTGGCTGAGCTACGAATTGTTTACCTGCCTTAGTACCTTTACGCTTGGCAGCACTTGTAGCTTTATACTCAGCAGGGGTTAAGGCATCTCTAGCTTTCTTAGGGAGGTAACGCTCACCTGTAGCTTTCTTACCTTGAGTAGAGGGCTTACCTGACTTAGTACCCCACTTCTCATCGCCCCACTTCTTAAGTGATTTCTGTGGTGCTTTCATTACGACTTGTAGCCTCCACCCTTAGCTTTGTACTGCTTAGCTACCATCTGAGCCTTACGTGCTGACCACTGACCAGGCTTACCGCCCTTACTACCAGCTTTTACTTTAGCTACGAGGTTCTTACGCATAGTAGGCTTAGTGTAGTTACCTGCAGCATTTA